TCTTAGCGAACTGAGCCGTAGCTGAGCCCTTTCGACAAACGAGAGTGTCAAGCGTTGACATGAATGGAAGACCACGTCCATCTTTCTTCAAAGATTGCTGTCGGCGAGCCGCGAGCAATGATGAATAAGTGAACTGTGGAGAAGGAACGATATCTACGATAACGTTTGACCATACTGGACCACCATTTTCCAATGGGTGAACAGCTGACCAGTAAGGTACAGCATCCGCACCGAGTGTTGAGATTGGTGTAGGAGTACCAACGTTATTGATAGGAACCCAAGTAAATGAAGTTCCGAATCCCTGACTCAAAAGTGATTGAGCGAGGTAGTTCTTAGCATGCTCGATAGCATTTTTTCCTTCAAGAACTTTTGACTTGACTTGTCCTTTAATTTTCGCAGCTGCACTTTCGAAAAGGAAGAAATTTGACTGGAATGTCAAACGAACTTTCTTTGTAAAGTGCATCTGTGTGTAATTTTTAGAGAAGCCTTGTATTGGAGCATCTGAAGCACCAACAGCACCATCTGAAATGATTTCACCCATCCCTAACCCAGTAACTCCTGCATCTGAATAGATACGCTGGTTATCAGTTACCTTGTACATGAAGTCCAAGTATTCTGATTTTACATTTGGAGAAACTTTTGGAGCAATGTACTTTAGTACATTGTTGACTATGATTGCATAGTCGTTAATTGTTCCTTGCATATATTTTAAGTATTACAATTAATTAATAATATTATGCGGTATTCAAGAAGCGAACAAGAATTTTCTTGTCTGCAGCTGCTCCGTATACACCGACCTGTTGAACAATACCAGTAGCTGAAGTAGTACCAGTGTTGTTAACTATACCTCCGTTTGCACCAAGAACCATCTTCTGACCATTATGGGCAGCGTTTGAGTTATTAGTAGAATCAGCAAGCCAGACATCGTTCTGGAAGAGTTCAATGACAGGTACTTGTGCGAGAGCTTGAGCCGCTGTGATGTCTTCATTACAGACACCAATAACGTCAGCTACCACAGTTGATGAAGTTGCTAGAATAGCAAGTCCAGATGACCATGCCAAGACATACCCTTTCGTCATAACGGTACTAGTGCCTTTTGGAACCATTTGTAAAGAACGAGTTGGGTTCTTTATGATTGATTGTAAAAACATTTTTTTATTAAGTTGTAGTAGATATTAATCTTGAAGAAGTTCTAAAGCTTTTTCTTCAGACATGCCAGTTGCTTTTAGTTCATCGATAGATTGACGCATATCTGCTGAGAGTTCAACTTTGGCTCCTGTAGAACCAGAGAAATCCATAGCATTTATTTTTTGCTGAACATCAGCACCTATAATAACACGTTCTTGAATGGTCTCGGATGGCTTGAACATATTCTCCTTTGCAAGTTCCAGAACTGTCATTAGTTCTTTTCCTGTTTTATCTTGCCAATTATAATTAGCATCAACAAAATCAAAGAATACTTCGCGGACATCAGCGTCTTTCATCTCAGGAGTCCTTTCAATAAACTTATCTAGTGTACTTTTTGTTTCAAGTGCAAGTCTTTCTTGACGAACCATTTCAATGACATCATCTTTCGTAGCACCTCCGAGTTCTTTTAGTCTCTCGCGGTCTGCTACAATAGCTGGGTCTTCGTCAGGTTTAATTTCATCTGCAACCTTATTAAGGTTATTAATCGTTTTATCTACTGAGTTCAAATTCTTAAGTTGACCTTTCGTTTTTGAAATCTCATTAGATAGAGCTTCTTTTGCTTCAGGAGTTGTTGCTGCTTTTCGTCTTTTTACTTGGTCGAGTAGTTGAATTCGTAGCTCAAACGATTCATCTGACTCAAACTTACCCTTATTAGGGATACGAAATTCATAACCCTCATGCTTTTTTTTGTCTGTGTTTAGAGGTTCGGTGGGGTGCTCTTCCTTTGGAGCAGGAGCATCTTTCCTTTTAATGGTAGTGTCCTCCTCTTTAGGTGTTGCTGGAGTTTCCTCCATTTTGTTTCCAGCTCGTACCGAGTTGACAGAGTCTTCAATGGCTTTGTCAAGCTCAGACTCATCTTCAACAATAGGTGTTTCAATATTTTCTGGGTCCATATAGCTATCCATGCGATATCGTTCGCAGGTGACGATGGTTACTATTAATTATAACAAACACAATATACAATGCAAGTTTTTTAATTTGATATTTTTATCGTAGAAAAAACTCTCTCAAGTTTCATCTTAAGAGCATCTTCATTTACAGAACCTTCTCCAATAAATGACATAGCATGCTTCTGGAAATCACCATCCAAAGATTCATTTGCACCACCAACAGTGTGTGCATGCTTTAGAGGAACAATTACCAAATATACTTCTTTATCTCGAGCCTTATAAAATAGAAAACCATGCTCAGGTTTAAAAATGCGATTAAATATCACCAATAACTCTTCTCGGTCTACTGGATATCCGCATATTTTGTTGAAATATGAAGGTGCCTTTCCATTACCATCTTTAGCGTAGAAATAATCAGACTCATCAATATCATCACCAAAGACATTTTTCAAAACTACATCAGTAGTTTTTGCATCTTCTTCAGCTTGTTTTTCTTTATCTTTATTACGTTTACGTTCCTCAATTTCAGCTGCTTTTTTATCAGCAACTAATTTTATAAGGTCTTTTTCTTCGATTTTTTCATCGAATGGAATTGCTAATTTCACAGCTTCTTCTTTCAACTTATCTAACTTGCTTTTTGCAGCCATATTTTAAAGGTGGTTATCCTACCACCCATAGGGTTCTTACTTCTTTAATAAATTTTTGAAAAATGCATAAAACCGGTTTACAAATTTCTTTTGTTCCGGTGTTATCTTTTTCTGTACCTCATCGATATACTCTTTGGTTAAAGTGAATACCGGTACATCCATATTGATTTTAGCAATCTTCATTGCTTCCTCAATAATTGCAAACTCGATTGGATACGGATGTTTATATTCCATTCTTACTTCGTGTCCTTCTGGAAGGTCTCTGGTCGCTTTAAAAACCAGTTGTCGAGTAACCTCAACTACATTAACCTTGTCATGTTCCACAAAAGTAGCAGCAAGTGTCTCTTCATTAACCTGACCGATTAATATCGAAGACATCTCCTCTGCACTAATTTCAAATTCATCTCCTGAAGGAGTTATGAATTTCATCAGTTTTTTTTCTATAGCATCTTCGCTATAGTTTACATGAAGTTCATATTTATCTTTCACTAATTTTACTGCTTTTTTCATATGTTATCTTGGTTCATGCATACCACCTTTTCTTATTTGTTCTAGTAAGTCGACCATATTTCGTAATATCGTACTTTGAACATCAAAGGTAATTGCATTAACCAGAGTCTTGAATTCATTCTCTCCTACAAGTGGTGATTGTTCGATACAGTCTTTTAATAATTCAATGATAATAGGAGCATGCTCACTCTGTGCAAGCATGATTTTTTTTTGTTTCATTGATTGTTCTGTGATAATGTCTTCCATATATTATTTAGCTTCTCCTGGGAAAAATGGTAATGAACCTGCTCGTCCTACTGAAGCATCGACTGCTCCCATCATTGGACTTTGAGGACGTGGTACCTGATTTGGTGCTTTTGGAGTCGTAATATCTTTATTGCTTGAAACTCCTGGTTTATTTGGATTTTCTCTCTTGATTGGTGGAATTGTTCCTGGAGTTTCTGGTGCAATATCATTATTCTCTGGACCTGTTTCAATACCTGCCATCTTTTCAATTTGTCTTTGAACTGGTGCAGGAGCATCTTTGTAAATTTTAGTTTTATCAATAGGTGCTTCACCGGATGGACCTGGAATTTCAGATGGTTGAAGATTTATAATCGCATCATATTGTGACTTTGGAATATAGTCATAAATATTTTGATTTTGAATACTCAAAAGTTGCTCGAGAGATTTTAGCTGAGCAGCTGCGTTTTCTGGGTCTTCTTTTCGAGCTGCGAAAATTAAACTGAGCTGATTTGTAATAACAGGAAAAAGAGCCATGTATGTCTGCTTCTGAATTTCCATAGATGGAAGAAGCATTGAATTTGGGTCAATGATAAATTCATAATAAGCAGAATCATGTCCACTGTTTTTTATCTCATCAAATAATCCTTTTTGAGAAATAGTTCGAGCTGGTACGTCTTCCATGAGCTCACCTTCAGAAGTAAAAACAAAGTTTACAGCAAGATCTGTGGAAGCTGTGGCCGCGTAACCCTTTGGGTTAACACAAAACCGGCACACCTTTTTAGACCTTTGCCCCCCTGTT